ATAGAAAGCGTTCGCATTAAACTCGCGAGCTGTTGCAGCCATATCCCAGAAACGGACTTCAGCGCTGAAACTGGGGAGAGACTTAACAACAGTAAACCAGGTGCGGTCAAATACGATGCCGCCCCCCTTCACGTCTAGAGGGACGCACCCTAATTCCTCATCGGCTCCAATGCCGTAGTCTCTATAAAGTTGGTCGTACCAGTTAAATTCCTTCTCAAGCGTCCATTGCTCTCCGTTTATCAAACAGATGCGCTTGAAGAGTCCATCTGCGATCGCATCGGCTAATGTGATTCGATGCAATCCGTAGTCAAGCTTGCCGGAGCGAACATCTTCGCACAGTTGATTGAATCGGTTGCCGACACCATTGTGAGTTGAGATGATTCGCACCAACCCCGGACGCGAGCCACCCCACATCACAATGGCATTGGCAGCTTTCAACAGTTCCCCCAAGTCGTCATGAAAAGCTGCCTCGTCAAGAACCAACTTTCCTTTTCGCGATCGCAGATTAGATGGGCGAGAGGAAAGGGCTGTCACTTTAAACCCAGTGGCAAACTTAACTCGGTAAACAAGGATATCCTTCCCCTCGTCCTCCAGGACTGTTGTCTCAACGGTTGAGGCTATCATCTGGTAAGCCTTAGCCCAGAATGCCACATCAATGATGTACTGCTCTGCCATCTCCCGGTTATAGCCCACGTAGCTTGTATCGTTGCCGTTAATCCGAGATGCATCAAGAGCGGACAGCGCAGCGTCAGCCCAACTAATCCCGACTCGCCGTGACTTCTCTGCTATCTGAATTCTCTTGGTTCCTGATATCCATCTCGCCTGGTAAGGGAGAAGGACTGGCGGACCCTTGCGGAATTCCAAGGATTCTAGCTCGGATGTCTCCTGCCTGCTCGTCGGTAAATCCTTTGGGCGTAGCTTCAAGCTCTGCTTCGGCGTCGGTCGTAGAAGGGAGGGAAGGGTCAGTGATGACATAACCAAGCCTTTGCAAGAATGCGATCGCTTTAGGAACATTCTCCCATTCGAGTCCAGCCGCTAGCCGCTCTCCATTAATCACCCGCTCTTGAGTAAGCGACATGAAGTTGAGGTTACTTGCTCGAATGGATTTAATCTCAGCCTCATGGTGCTCGGGAATTCCCCTAACTTCATCAAGTCGCTTAGCTTGCCAACTAAAATACTCATCGATAACTTTGCGAGCCGTTTGATAGCTCCTGAGGTGTTCGACAGCTAGTTCGCTGACGTGATTGCTAACTTTTTCTATCGCCTGATTATCACACTTTACCCTTAACTCTCCCTGAAAGTGCCGACGCTGTTCCGACCACTTAGGGGTGTCAAAACGCGACCAATCCTCTAGAGTTTTACGGCTATTGCCAGATTCAGAAGCTAGGTTCTTTAAGCTAATTTGAGCGCCTCGCACGTAGCGATCTCGGCATTCTTCTTTTGTCCAAGGAGTCACAGTCACGGGTTTAGCAGGTAAAGGGTTTCCTCAATTATCGGCATGTCCGGGGTGTTAAGGCAAAATGGAAGCTTAGACACGCCACGAAAGTTAGCCGCGTCAAACCGCGCTTATCTCATGAACACGACCGACGAGGAAAAATGGGAAAGAAAGGTTGAAATCGTCAAACTCCTTATCCCCCTGTTATTTGCAGGGTTAGGGGTGTTCTTGATTGCAATCGCGCTTTTGATGACCGTCCTGTCCTCCAAATCCAGCGAGCGGATTGTTGACAAGATTTTCGACACCAGCAACAATCTTATCCTGTTGGGCGGCGGAGCGCTGACCGCTGGAGGGGGGTTGGGATTGGTGGGCCGCAGGCAACGAGGCAATGTAACAGTGAATCAGGAGTTTCAGGGAGAGGTTGATAATGCGATCGCTCCCACACCAGGAAGCAGCGTCACCACCTCTGACCACTATTCCTACTCCCCGCCATTCCTCACCCCTGTCCCTCCCTACCATGTCGAACCCGCAAACCTAGCAAAACAATATGATGACGAACCTTAGTAGACTTACTCTCTAGAATCCCCTGACATTTGTCTACCTTGAACATAAGAAGAAAACATGAGAAACCCAGAGCGAATTTCCAGAATTATCGCAAAGTTAGAGCAAGCATGGCAGAAGCACCCTGACATCAGGCTGGGACAGCTCATGTCTAACCTGATTGATTCTCGCCAAGCCGATATGTTTTACGTAGAAGATGACGTGATCGAGAAGTGGATAGAGCAGGAGATTTGCGCTGAAGTTATTCATGCACTACCTTTAAAGGAATTTTCTCAATTCCCCTAGCGCGGAATTCCTTCATACACTCCCGCCAAACATTCCAGCCATTATCAAAGAGAAACACAATGCAACCGCTACTGCCAGGGAATACCGCACGGTTGGTGTCGTTGTGAACCATGAACTCTCCCCGCATCACCCCCCTAATATTCACAGGGTCGGGGAAGATATGGAAGGCGTACCCCTCAATCCCCTTGGTCTGAAACCGCTCCAACTCCTCGGTCAGTATCCAGTAAGCAACAATTGCCACTTCTTTGCAACTGGGAAGGGGAGCCTTGCCCTTGAGGTGCGTGCTGCCTTGGTATTGATACCCCGGTTGTCCTGATGTACAGGTAAACGAATGGGGTTCACTCGTCCCCACAAGGTCAAGCGTACCTGTAACCAGCGCTCGCTGCGACTGCGCTGGTAGAGGCATGTTGAATGTTGCAAATGGCTCTACTGACTGAGGTTGCGGCACAACGGGAAGAGATGGGGTGGAAAGAAATACTTCCACATGCGGGTCAGTGGTTAATGGAGAGCCATAAAGATACCACTCACCCGGCTCAATGGCTATCTTCATTGCCTTACCCTGTTGCTCGCACAATATTGACTGCGACTCTACAACTACCTTGTAATGCTTACCCACTGGAGTAAAACTAGTGGCTTTGAGGTAGGCATCAACTGGCAGTTCAACCTTGCTGCTCAATGGTAAATCTTTGGCACTCTGGGGAGCGCGCTTGAGCCAGGTTGGGCGAATTATCCGAAAGATGGCAGGGGAAGGGGTGAGGGTTGTAACCATATCGCTATTATCGACCGTCAGAAACAGTTTCGCCTCAGCTTGCCTGCGTCGCCTCAATCCCTGTTCTACGTTCGTTCCTGGATTGCAGTAGAGTAACAGCGCTGGCTCAATTTGTCCAAGGTTCCCTTCACGGAGACACCGGGTTATCGTGTCAAACCCCTCACCTCCATAAAAGTTAGCACCCAGATTGTAAGCAAAGGAAATAAGTGCTGCCTGCTGGTTGTCATTTAGGCGTTGCCAACAGGGAATCCTAGATAGGGGTGGCAGGTAATACACTTGCAGTTGGTGGAGCAAGAGGGAGTGAGCCTCAGTCTCGGTAATGCGATCGCCCATCCGCCATTCGCCGCCACTTGCATTGCGGGTTGAACCCCAGCCAATCGTAATAGGCTTGCCTCCAGTCCTAGGGTCGGGGTAAGCGTTGGGGTTGAAGCCCTCAAATTGTTTGATTAATGCGATCGCTTTTTCTAGGCTGGCAGATGCCATATATCAATATATGATTTGGTGAACGCAAAAACCCTCTTATTGATAAGAGGGTTTGGCAAACTAATTCTGATGATAGAGCGGTGACCTACTCAAAAGTTTGCAAGCCTGCTAAGTAGGTCAAGCTCTTGCAAAAACACAACTTTATAGGAGGCTGAATGTCTGATTCAGCTAGTACTAGTATATCCGCCTCACCCAACAATTGCAGGCCAGGCAAGGCGGGTGGCGGTTACGCCAGATCTATGCGGCACCCCATCCGTCAAATAAGTCACCCTGGTCAAAGCCTTCGCGACGTTGTAGCAAGCGGCGAAGTTCGCTGACAGAGTTTGCTGATTCCATCAGAATTAGAACGGCTTGAATGTGACTCCGCAACCTGTCTTTGGTTGCCTGTTCAATGCAGGCATGGATTTTGTACTTCCGGCGTCCGTTTTGCAGTACCGGGTTTATAGCGTCCAATTTGATACGCTCTTCTGTTGTCAACCAGTGGTAGATGAACTCCCAGTACAGTGATGCGTTACGGATATCGCACTTGTGCAGCCCAGAAATGCGTTCTAGATTCTTCTCAAAGCGCTGCTCAAACATTTGTGACCAAGGTTCGGGGGCGTCAAGAATACAGTTAATCGCGTCTCGTGACTCATGAGAGGATTGATATTCGTTAGGCAGCCAATTCGTCTTACCTTGAATAAATGAGTTTAAACCAATAACTCCGCAAGCCTTTAAAACCTTTCGCGCTACTTGGCTACCTCGTTCATAAGCTGCAAACTCTAGAACCTCATAGGCATATTCAGCCTTAACAGCTTTAACTGTCCCACCCCGTTTCTTGATTTCTTCGCCAAGGTACAAATCCTTGCCAAGTAAAGCTTCTAATCCTTTTACTAGTTTTCCTTCGCCTAGGTTCTCAAGCCATCCTCCCAGCGTTTTTCTTGGTATTTCACTGAGTTGAGACAATCCAGTAATTGAGATACCAGATTCGCCTGTCGCAACAACAGTGAAATACTCAACGCCATTCTCTTGCACGCGCAACACAGTGCTATTATTCATTTGCTTACTTCCTTTGTGAGTGAGTGGCGATCGCATTCCTGAACTTGGACGGGACGGGTGCGATCGCTTTTTGTTATGATAACATAAAAGTGCTGTAGTTTATAAAGCATTGACATGCCAAGAAAGGCGATTGAAGGACGCAAGAGGATTAGTGCAACCATTTGGGTTGACACGGAACCGGTGCTAAAGGATATGGCGCTAAAGTTAGGACAGTCAAGGGATGAAGAAGGGAATATAGGTAAGCTTATGGACTCTATAGCTCATCTCTGGAAAGCCCAGTCAAAGGAGGGAGAGATCTTCAGGCAGACACTTGACACACTCTATAAACTGATGTAGTTTATAGAGGTAGGTGAAAACGGGAGCAAAAAATGACTAGAGACAAGCTTGTCCAACTTTTAAAATCGCTAAAAGGCAAGGTTATCGAGAATGTTTCAGTTGAAGTACACAGCAGAGAAGATAGCTATTTTGATGGTTTAGAGTTGACCATTGACGGTAAAACAATTCGATTTGAGGGCCACTCACTCGACTACGGTGACGACAACGGATTATGGGTTGGCATTGATGAGTAGCTAAATGCTGTCTTGAATTCATTCGTTTAATGGAGGTAACAACATGTCATTCAATCAAGAGCAAGTCAACCAAATCCTCAACTTGCAAAAACAATTCAATAAAGCTGAATCTGCGTTTCTGGCTTCACTAAAGGAGGCTGCTTATGTGGATGTTTGGACAAGTTCCTACGAAGATACCCGATGCTACAAAGTTCACCCGGACTACGCAGCGCAAGCTGAAGAAAACAGTGAGTTTATGGGGATTAAGCAGGAATGGCTAGATACATTGCCACCGAGCATTGTGTTTGAGCTTTAATTGTTTAACTAATTTGATACAAGTAGGAGCAAAAACAAATGGCTGTGAAATACGATGAAAACCATCCACTCTATGAGTTTTACCAAGAGGGCTGGAGCCTGGGTTACGCAGAGGCTTATGGCTATGAAATGGAAGGGTGGGAAGAAGATGAAAGCGATCGACTAGAAAGGGAAACTAGACAAAAGACATGGACTGAGCAGCAACTAGAGGCTTTTGAGGAAGGGCGAGAAGAGGGTGGTGATGCTGGCGGCATGGATGTATAAACGAGTGCCGTCTTAGATTCGCAGTCTAAGACGGCACATCAAAGATTAGTTTTTAACCCAGTTTGTTTCCATTCAATTAGCTACCCTGACAAGCAGGATATTTGGAGAATATGACCGTCAAATTAATGTCAGCAATGCCTAATAGCTTGTTAGCCGCTCAAGATGGCTACACGCTAACAGTGACGGGTGTAACAGAAGACAAGGTCAAGGAACTACTAGTTGTTCAATCGTGGGAGTCCTGCGTAGGACATGACAGCACGGCTAAGCTGTTTACTGAACGCCTTTCTATTCCTGTCGTTACCAACCGCACCCAAGTTGAACTGAACTAGGGAGAAGTTCTTGTGGTTGGGCTATTCACTCCCCCGCATCGCTTAGCAGAAGGGCAACTTTGGACGGAAGATGAGATTCTTGCAATGCCTATCAATTGGGTGTTAATCCAAAAGCACTTAACTGAATGCGTCCAAGTGGTAGCTAGTGACTACAGTGTTAACCCTGTTATTTGGTAACAACAATGCTAAGACTCCTCCAATTTTGGCTCACCCGACAGCAACAACCCCGCACGCTCTACCTCATCAGGGGTATTGCAGGCACAGGTAAGACGACACTAGCTGAAGCCCTTACCCCCTGGCATTGTGCAGCGGACATGATGCCCGGACTCTACAACAAAGACGGCAGCTACAACCGCGAAATTCAATCTCAATCTCACCAGTGGTGTAAAGACACAATTGAGCGTTGGATGGAAGAAGGTAAGCGCAAGATTGCTGTTCACAACACCTTCGTCTTGAATCAGTGGATTGAACCTTACGAAAAACTAGCTCACCAGTACGGATACCGATTCCAGGTTATCCACTGCGAGGGAGAGCATGGCAGCATTCACAACGTACCAGAAGAAATGATGCAAAAGTGGCGTGAGACTTGGGAGCCATACACAAAAGCAAATGAAATAACAAGCTCAACGCCATCAACCAATAAAGCGATTAACTACAGATGCACCGAATGTGACGCTTTTGTAGTTTCAATTGACGGAACAAAGTTTGACGGTGAACCGCATTCTGACTGCCCCAAAAATGGGCAGTCGGAATGGTCAGATCGTGAAATAGTCATCACTTCATGGGATTCGGGATTACTCGGAAAGACCGAGTTAAAACAAAAAAAATAAGGACAAGTAATCTATTAACGCAGATTAACAAACCCTCCCCTTGCAAGGGGAGGGTTTTCTTTTGTCACTCCTCCTTCTCATCAATCGCAACAATCCCCGGTAGTTTCCGCACCACATGCCGCAACCGCTCCACCTCTGCATTGACGTTGTTGACACTCTCCGCTACAACATCAATTCTCTTCTGGGTTTCGAGGATACCCGCTAACCCTTCCACTTGAGCCTTGAGCTGAAACATCGATTGTTGTAGTTTCTGGATTGATTCTTCAGCCCCTTGGTGGGCCCAGCGATCGCGATGAGTCTCGAGGTCAGTTTCCAAGACGGCAAGACGGTCTAAAGTTTTGGCATCCGTTCGTTTTAATTCAGCAAGGGAAGATTCAAAAGCAGAAAGGGAGATGACGAGAGAGTCGATTGACTCTCCCAGCGTTTCAATCAGCTTTAGGTTCTCTGCTTGGCGTTGTTCCAGTTTGGCGTCTTGCTCTGCCCTAAACTGAGCAACAATGGCAGCCTTGCGCTCTTGTCCATTTTTGTAGCGATCGGCTCCCCAAATTCCAAACGACGCAGCAAGCGACAGGACGGTAGGGGTGACGACTTCCCAGTTGACCCTTTTCCAATTGACTAAAACAATAAGCGACTCAAGGGCAATAAAAATCAGGAAGGCAATGACTGCGTTCCTAACCAACACGTAAATTTGTTGCCTATTGCTTTGAGTCACTTAGGTTCACTTCAGTGAAGATGGGATAGGATGCCTCAGTGTCCTCCTCGGCTCTCTCAAGCGTGCGGCTGGGGCGATGGATGAAATATTCGATCTCAGTCTCGTCGGGTAACACAAGCTTATCCCCATGCTTTAGCTCGTGTCGCCCTTGCCCGTCTCTTAGCTTTTCTTCGCTTGATGTCACGGGTTCGCCATTAAGTAGGATGCCATTGGTACTTACGCGGCGGCTAACGATTTCTCCCCCCTGTCTGCGACCGGGAAAGCCGTCGATGATTCGATGAGCGTTTGCACTAGGGTGACGCAGGATGGTGAAATGAACGTTGCTGATTTTGCTGCTACACAGCCTATAGTCGCATTCGTGAGAACGACCAAAGGTGTAGTAGGCGCGATCGCTTTCTAGTTTGAACTCATCTTCTTCCCCTGTCTTGTATCTAATCTTGAGGATTGCTTGAGTAGGCATGCGTCCTGACTTGTCCTGAAGCTTCTATTCTGACGCATGAAAAAAGCGCGGTGAGTCGCGCTTTTTTTAAATCTTTGGAGTAGGGGCAGCTAAACAATGTAGCTATCTCTAATCTTGACTGTGCTTTCAGCTAACACCTCTTCGTAGCTTCGTTCTGTAGACCACGACTCCAGGTAATCTAGGTGTTGCTGAGCCTCCTCATCTCCCTCGTTTGCTCTCCTGATGAGATAGTCTGCTAATTTTTGAGGGTATGGCATGGAGTCGGTGTTGTACTGGCGGCAGAATAATTTAAAGGCACGAACCGCCATTTCAATTAATTTGGTGCGATTACCTTTGCCATTCCGAGGATTGATGAGGTCATGGACCGCCGCTAGTCGTTCAATTTCGTCATAAAGCTCATTGGGAAGCGCCATTTGAGTTTCGGAACGCTTTCCTTTTGGCTTGAGCTTCCGTGTTCCTTTAGCTGGCATTGTAAACCTCAATCAATTCAACATTGACAGGAGATTTTGACAAAACCTGATCGATAGATTGAATTTCTTCTGTCGAGACAGGAGTCAAAAAATACTGCTTTTCGTTATTTGACTCTATACAGAATAGATCGTTGATAGAAACAAAACCCTTATAAATATAAAAAGGAGGTTTACGG